CATCTTCCAAAAGATAAGTTGGTGGAGTTAACTGTTCAAAATAACATCCAGATGCTCCTTTGTGACCACCGCCACCAAAGATTTTGGCTGCTCTTGAACAATCAATGTCTGGTTTGTTTGAATATAAACTAACCTTCCATTTTCTACCATCAAAACACATTGTAACACAAACATCGACTTTGTTAATTTCATCTCCAAAGAACTCACTGTTTGCATTACCAACATTTAAGACAGCTAGAGTTATCATACGGTCAACTCCAAAATTGTCTCCTTTTTGAATTTTGTAGAATAAATACTGGTCTCTTAAAGCCTTAGACCACTGATTTCTAAAATCCCTATAACTTCTACCCATTTCAACATAATCTGGATAGCTTTCTTCTAGTTTAGCCATTAAGTCTATAGATAAATTACTTTGGACAGCTAAGTTCAATAACTCAGCCTCTTCACGGTATTTTGAGTCGAGTTTCCATGTGTCCCAAGCATCTACTAATCGAAGCCAATGTGGAATCTTAAGTATCAGTTCGTCGTATGGTGTATTTTCTATATCGTCTGTGTCCAAATCATTAAAATAGCACCAAGTAAGAATTGCTCCACAATATTTTGTGCTTCTAATACCTTCAGTGGCTAAGTCAGGGTCCTCGTTATATCGGTCAATAGCGGTAATATGATGGTCACACCAAATCAAGTGTCCATCATCTCCCACTCTTTCCAATATTTCACGGTACTGGGCATTAGTCAATGAGTAGTCTGTAATTGTGACAATATCACCTGGCTGGATTTTCTCCAAATTGGGCTCTTTGTCATAATTCAAAATTGTAAAGGCTTTCTCCTGGTTACTAAAATGGTCACTGACGATATAACCAGATGCATAGCCATCTAAGTCATTATGCGTCAAAATATGAACCATTTTCTCACCTCCATATTACAAAATAAGCTACTCTTTTAGACTCAGGGTCCAGGAAAAGTAGCAAAACCCTGTAATAACATATAACCCTCGACCAAGTATATTTCTTTATTACACTTTTATTCTATCATAAAAGAGAAAATATCTCAACAGTGTTGGTCGAATTTTTACACATAAAGAGAACTGAGCTACCTCAGTATACTCAGTCCACGGCTAAGCCGAATTTATATGGTTGCAGGGAAGGGATTCGAACCCTTGACCTCCAGGTTATGAGCCTGGCGAGCTGCCAACTGCTCTACCCAGCGATATATGGGTCCCGTTTTTACTGCTATAGTTCAGTACCTAGTGAGGCCAAACGGACAAACCTATGTTTCTTTAACTAGTATCAACTAGGATTTCGTGGTCAAGATTGTTAGAATCGAACTAACTCAGCCACTGGCTATCGAGAGAACAGAACCTCTACACCCCAATGGAATGCGCCGTACATCAAATCTCGATGTGCTAGGGTATTTTGGCTACCCCAGCGAATGATTAGACTTTGAAAAACCATATAGAGAATGTCAGCAAAAACTGAAGTCATTTTCTACAATATTATTATAACATATCGCTAAAACAATGTAAACAGTTTTGACCAAATTATTTTGTATTTTTATTCAGTCTCTCTTTGAGTTTGGTCTGTAGAGATTTCACCTCAACAATACATTTTGCTTCACTAAGCATTCTGTCTTCTAATGATTTGCTTATTTTATGAACTTTAGCTTTTTTGGCCATATTATTCTACCTCCTCACCATAGACTTTAGTGTATCCATTGTCCAAATGCTCAACCTTAGTAACTTTCCACTTAAATCCACGAGGTAGTAAAACCTCATTTTCTCCAGGATTTCTACTAAATTGACTAATCAGACAGCCACTATATTGCTTAATTTCTAATTGAGTAACTCCACCAAGTGAAGACCATCCAGTAGTTGAAGTATAAGAATAATTTGTATAAGTTCTTCCTTCAATATAATATCTATCTCCACCCTCTTTTCTCCAGACAGTTCCTTTATATTTTGGAAGTTTATTTAGCACATTGTCAATTCCTTCTATAGCATTTTGAACATCAATAGTACATTTATCTACTTCACCAAAATTCTTTCTTAGCTGGTCATTTATACTTGTATAATTCACTCCTGTGTACTCTTCAATTTTCTCTATCTCCCATTCTTGAATGTCATACCTTTCTTGGAGCTCCTTTTTGGAAAGTTTTTCTTCTTTCTCAATTTGCTCTTCCATATCGTCTCTTCCAAATTTACCACTACGAGCCATAGCCTGACTTAAAGACTCTCCGTTTCTTATGAATATTCGACGACCAGAAATAGTTCTCCAAATACCATCGTCACCATCGCTTTGAAATTTACGCATAACTTATTCCTCCTTTTTCAGATTATCTAAGTCTTTGGTCTTGAAAGTAACCTTTGTAGTTTTACCTTCCTCGTCTTCATCTTCAACCTCGAAGATGGTGATTTGCTCTCCACCTTCTATTTTTGAAATAACCTTAGCAGTCTTTATTGCAAAGCCATCAGATTTGTACTTTTTATTTTGCTCTATCTCATATCGTCTATCTGCTATAACTCTACCTTGAGGGTCAGTCCACCACTCATATACTATAAAATCACATCTACAGTTAGGATGAGGCATTTGCTCAGGAATACTGTATAACATTTGACCATTAAGCTCTGCGCATGTTTTACAAACTTTCTCATCCTCACGAGTTTTCCACATGAATTGTAAATGCATAGTTAGTTTGACTTCACGTTCTTCCTCTTCACCAGTTTCCTCGTCTTTATATAATACTCTTTCTTTTCTAGTTGGAGGATTGTTCACCATTTTATTAAGTAGTTCAACCATCTCAGTTCTAACTTGCTCAATAGCTCTATTGCTAAGTACAGTAAGCATTTTATTGACTGCCATCTTCATATTATTTTCGAAGGTAGTTTCATACTTTGGATTGTCAGCATTGTAGGAATAATTCATTACTGCGTTATATGAGTACATATACCATAAAGCCCAAATGTCTTGTTCCCACCACTTTTTGTAGTCCATATCAGCCATTGTTGTATCATAGACTCCGTCTCCCCATCTATCCAAAATAGGTTGCTTTAGATAGTAGTCGTTATGGACATCTCTCGTAAATGTTTTTAGCTCATGTACCTCGTCAAAATCTAATACATCTACTAAAATAGCTAATGCTCTAAGTCTGTTGAACTCTGCTTGATTTCTAACTTTGAACTCAAGTCCATATTTACTCTTTGTCGTCTGGTTGTACTTTCTTATCAAGTTTTTGTTCATCTTTGTCGGTATCATTATCTCTGTCACCGCTTGGTTCTTTCTCTCCATCAGAATCTTCGTCAGTTTCTTCAGTCTTGTTGTTAACATTTGCCATTGCTGCATTTACTTCGTCCTCCTTTCTTTGTTTCTCAGTCTCCCAGTCATAGCCAAGTTTCTCTATAATTGTTTCTTGAGATAGGACTCCATTTAGTTGCATCATTCTCTCGATTGTTTCATCTGTCATAGATGGTAGATTAGAATTGATTGTAATTGTAACATTGTCCATAGTATAATTTCCACCACCCTTTAAATTGATTCTTTCAAGTAACATTCCAAATCTATCATAAATTAAGCTCTTAATACCATCCTCAATTTCTGAAAGAGTAATATGCATAACGTAGAATTTTCTATCAATAGCTGAAGCATTAAGGTCAGCAGAATTGAAAGCTAAATCTCCAGTGTTAGGAATTCCACACATTTGAAAGATTGTATCGACATAATATTTTAGCATTGTTGTAACTTGAGTTGCATCCACTGGTTTGATTAGCCAATCAGCATCTCCTTGTGGCTCAACATAAAATGTCTTTCCAGCTAATACATAATTGTCTTCGTCGATTCTGGCTTGATTAAGTATCATCGGTTTTTTGTCTTTAGTCTTAGGGTCTGGGTTTGGAATCATAATTGGATTTTGTGCTCTATAGCCAACAATTTTCATTTTACAATCAGTGTCATTGTATTGGTATGTGTTTCTAACATTATTGATTAAGTCTTCGTAAGCTTTTATAATTGAAGCACATCTATCAAGAATACTAAAATCACTCTCATACACATTGACTGGAACTCGATTCCAATTATGCTCTTTATCTTCTTCTAATTTTAGATTTTTCTCATTTACTCCATCTTCCTCACTAATAATTTTTCTATCGTCTCTAGAATAGATTTGTATTCCATCGTCTAGATAAACTCTGTACCAATATTTTGTCAAAGTTCCTTCCTTAGTTTGAAATACACTAACTACAGCTTTTAATTTTTGTGGAATTGAATTGTCCCAAATAGCCACAGTATTTAAGGCATCTAAATTGATATACTTTAATTTGTTTTGTGTGTCCTCCATTACTCTCTCATAGGTTGAACCATAAAGTAATGCTTGTCTAAATAACTTAATCTCTTCTTGTGTATCGTCATTTTGAATAGCTAATGTGTTTAGTATATATCTTAGCTCGTCAGCGTATTTGTCATCGACTGGGTCTTTTCCAAATAATGTCTTTCCAATTTTTTGTTCTACTTTAGAACTAACGTCAACATCGTAAGTAATTTCTCCAGATAAATAACCAGTTGCTATGTCTACTATAAATTTTTCAAATAAGATTTGTAAATTATCACCATTGCCTTCGATTTCTCCGTCACTCTCAAAACTAATTCCTCTGGAATATCTTTCCCAAAGCGATTTTCTTTTAGTTAGAACTTGGTCTACTTGGTCAAACAAATCATTTTTGTTTGTATCAGCAAATTCCTCATATATTGTAATCATAAACTAATTACCTCCCTTAAAATATTTTTCTATAACTTCATTTATAAAGTCATTAGAACAAGCTATGATTTCACAGACGTCCTCATTATCAAATGTCTTGGATTCTCCATGCTGATTATGGCCATACTCCCACATCCATACATGTGCTAATTCATGTTTGAGAGTTCGTCTTCGAGTTGTTTTATCAACCCAATCCAAAAGTCTGATGGTTCTTGTGTGGTATTCAGTCTCACCTATCGTTGTCAAATCATCTCCAATACTTGGAACTTGTATGATAGTCCAAGTCTCACCATTGAGTTCAAATGTCGTAGTGTCCACTTTCATTGACGCTGCCATTAGACCCACCTCCTTTACTTGGAAAATCTATAATAAGTCCTGGCTTGTTCATTTTCTTAGGATGCTCTTTATCAAACTCTGATAAATCACCACTCTCCAAAATCTGACCAGTTGCTATATTGAAACCTTGTGTTTGACAGTTAGGACAATATAACTCTTTAAGCCATACTTTCTCGTTCCAGGTTCCAATATATCTATAACCACATCTAATACAAATAAGTTCTCCTGTCAAATGAGGCTCCATGCAATCTATATCAACTATCTTGCCCATCACTATCACCACCTCTTCTAATTGTTTGAATAGCCATAACAATCCAAGCCATAGAAAATACAAACTTCAAGATTTCATACTCTCTGGTTCCAGGTTCTAAAAATTCTCCAGTCTTTTTGGATTGTATTTTCAAATCAAAATTTCCCATACATATACCCAAATAAATACAGATTGCTATTCCAAAATAAATTACTAATGCTAAATAAAGCCCTTGCATTAAAATAACCT